ACGGTGGTATCGTCTTCTACACGGGTCTGAACAGCAATGGTGACCTCTACATCGGTAACAAGAAAGTCAACGCTATTACAGGCGAAGAGACATTCCTTGAATCTGCAGAACTTCTTGATTCTGAGGACGAGGATGAGGATATCGGCGCACTGGTTACAACGTTTGATTCTCCAGTAACCTTCAACAGCACAATCACTGTTGCAGGTAAGTCAACATTCAATGGACCACTGGAAATCAACGTTGAAGCAAATGAAGGAGATGCAATTAGAGTTGCTTCTAACATTGCTCAGGGAGACGATGCAACACTGTTCCGTGGTTCATGGAGAACTGTTAGCGATGGTGACATTGTTATCGCTCAGAACAGAATTAAGTCTGCTGTATTCATTCTGAACGCACGTCCAAAACCAGGCGGTGAAACTGGACAGTCATATTCATTCAGAACAAATTACCTCGCTGGTGAACCATCTAACATTGTTCCTTGGCAACTTGATAATACATTCTATTCTTCACAGAATGTAGAATATGGTCCTGGTAATCAACCAGACCCAGGAGATGTTCTAGTCAAGGGAAGCTCTGTTGGAAGAAGTGGTTCACTCGGATGGATTTACTCCAACCAGTTCAAGACTATCGAAAGTCAGATTCAGAGCATCACAACTAATGGTTCTCAGAATCTAACTGTTAACTGGATTCCAACCGTAACTAATGCTTCTGCTGGTGTCACTGCATTCGCTAAGATTAGAGTTATTAACTTCAGCAACCCAGTTGTAAATGGAACTTGGGACATTGTATCCACTGGATTTAATCCTTCTGGAACATCATTCCAATTCACTATTAGCACACCACTAACAACTGGTATTACATATAACTGGGCAGATCAAGGAACAGGTGCTGACATCTTTGTTTCTTCTTCTAACTGGAAGGAAGTTGGAGTTCTTGGTGCTGAATCTATCAGAACTTATACTGATGCAAGAGGAGACTTTAGAATCGGTGTTAACACTGTTGCAAGAACCAGTCATAGTGCAGTCTTAACTGCAAATGTTGACGCTGCATTTACCGATCCAAGAGCAAACCTTGATGTTGTTGGAACAGCATTCATCAGTGGTAGAACGTTAGTTTCTTATGATTCTAATGGTGCTGTTACAACAAACCGTTATGATCAGTTCAACCTAAATTCTGATCAAAGAGAAGCACTAACTGGATCTACACTCACAACTCAAGGATTCATTGCACAAGACACCGCTCTAATGGTTGGTGGTGATAGCAATGACGTTGAAAATGCTGCAACTCTACGTGTTGCAACTTCTGACGTTACAACACCACAGACATCTACCTATAGAACTGGTGGTAGAGTTGGTATTAATACAACTCTTGGACTACAACCAGAGAACGAACTCGATCGTAACTTTGTAGTTGTTGGTGATGGTAGAATTACTGGCAACTTCTTGATCAGTGATGATATCAGTGTAGATGGTGGAGACATCAATACAACATCTGGCACCTTTAACTTCATCAATGAGAATGCTAACATTCTCAACCTGATGGGTGATGGTCAACTGATCAATATCGCTAACAACACTGCTAATGATCAATCGATTTCTATTGGTGGTGCAACACAGAATCAGGTTGTAAGAATTGGTGCTGTTGCTGGAACTACAGTATTCAGCGTTCATCCAAAGGCAACAAATGCTGCAGTAGACATTGCTTCTGTAAATGATGCTGCTACTAACGCATGTCAAGTTGCAATTGGTGGTGCATACGAAAATACCAACTCAACTACACTTCTTGGAACCAGACAGACAATTACTGCTGGCACACTTGAAATTGGATATAATGTTGCTGCAGGAACTGGATCAACAAGACTATTCTCTCAAACTAAGAATGTAAGACTCTTTGATGATGATAGAACGACTGAAGTCAATGCATTTACCAGTGCAAACAACTTCAGCATGGGTTCTCTTGGTGGTTCTACTACTATCAGAAACGCACTGAAAGTTCAAGCATCACTGAGAGCAGACTCTAACATCATCCTAAATGGTGGAACAAGTGCAGGTATCATCGAGATTGTAAGAGGAAGATTCTCTACAACTCCAATCTTACACAACACTGGTTCTCTTGATACACCAAACATTGACTTCTACAAGTATAATTCAACTGGTAGAGTAATTGATACTGCTGGTGTTACTCTGTGGGGTAGCAATTCATTCCTACAAGGTGGTGGTCAGATTGCTGGATTTGATAATCTTAACACCAACGATCCAAGTGGTCTCCGTGCATTTGGTAACTACACATTTGTATTCCCAGTTGGTGGATCTGGTGAAGGTGCTGCATTCGATGTTAATGTTGCATTTGATGGAACTGTAACTCTCACTCTTGTAAGTTCTGGAACAGGATACAATGATAATGAGACACTAACAATTCTCGATGCTAACGTCGGTGGCGGTGGTGCTCCTGATATTACCCTACAGATTAATGGTGTTAATGATCCTGGTAACGTATACATCCTACCAATTTCTACACCAGCTGCTTCTGATTTCGACATCGGTGATCTTCTACTTCTTGATAGAGGTAATCTTGGTTCACCTGATGAGATTGTTGTTGATGGTGGTGGATCAGTTACTGGACTGAGAGATCAATCTAAGTCTGAGATTGTTCGTGTTGTAGGTCTAACTAACCTAACCAACCCATCTGATACCAAAGGATTCAGACTTGCTGTTCAAAGAGCACAAGAGGGAACTGGTGATCCTACAACTGGTGAAGGTTGGACCGATCACCCCGATGGTTGCGTCATTGCAAAACTAAGCAAGCAGGCAGCTGCATCATTTATTACTGGTATTGATGCTGACAGCGATGATGTTCTCGATGAACCAAGAACAGGATTCGGCGCAGGAACTACCAACGTAAGAATGGGTGTTGCTGAGTTTGGTGGCGTCTTAACCACTCAAGATCTACTAAGACTAAGTGGTTCTGAGATTGTTGGCATTGCAGATATTATTTCTGCTGATGTTCAAGTTCTTCAGGTCAATGATGGTGGTGATCCTGCTGTTGTTCAGTTCCAAGTTGATTCTACAAATGGTGACACCATTCTCTCTGGAGATCTTGGAGTTGGACAAGGATACAATAAACTAACTGTTGATGGATCAACTGGTAATACTAACATTGCAGGAACTCTAACTGTAGAAAACACCATTACATTCAATGGTTCTACTGTTCCTGGTAATCAACTGTTTACGATCACCAATGGTGGATCGTCTACAACCCCACTAAGAACAACATTTGAGGTTGATTCTGCAACTGGCAACCTTACTATGAATGGTGGCAACATCAGCATCTTCGGATCTGACGGAACTACACCAAGACTGACATTTAATAACTCTTCTGGAGACTTTACTACCTATGGTTCATTCTCTGCACTCGGAGATGGAACTTCTACATTCGGTGGTCCTGTAGATATTGCAGGTGATCTGACTGTTAACGGTGGAGATCTCATTGTTAAGAATGAATCTGGCACTGAACTATTTGCAGTTGATGATGATGGTTCTATTAACATCGGTGGTATCACTAACTTCTTCAGTCCAACTGGTGGACGTAAGTGGGAGTATTCTGCAGAGTCTGTTGTTAATGCCATTGCTAACACAAATTACTTCCTCAATGTTCAAGGTAACACAATTCTAAAACTACCTGCATCCGCTCAAATGGGCGATATGATTCGTATTATAGATATTGGTGGAACTCTAACTTATAATCAAACATTGGTTGTTCGTGCTCCAACGCTGGTTGGTATTCAAGGAACCACAAGTAATACAGGTGGTGCAATGCTTAGTGGTGTTCCAACAAGTCAGTATACCTCTACTCACAATGGTGGTGAACTGGTTGTTCAAACTCCAAACGCAGCATTTGCCCTTGTATATGCAGGAACATCAACAGTTGATGGTAACCCTGGCGCACCTGCATCTAAGTCTGGTTGGTATCTAATCGAGGTATAATTTAAATGCCATTCTATCAGGAATCTAAAACTGCCAGAGCAGCAGCAATCGGAACTATCATGCCATGGACGGGAAATATCTCGTCCATCCCTGCTGGTTGGATTATTTGTGATGGGTCTTCAATTCCTGCTGCTGACTACCCTCTTCTTGCAAGGGCAATGCAAGATACTTATAACGCGGGAACGACTTCAACATTTGCTGGAACGTTCCCAAACTATAGTGGAAACATTGTTCTTCCAGCTATTTTAAATAGACCAGTCTGTGATATTGAAACTCAATACTTTGGTTCATCATCTCCTATCACAAGTGATGCTGGAGAAGTTCATAGAAATAATGTTGCTGCTACTGAAATTACTCCTTACATTGGTCCAAATACAGACAATGGTATTAATACCACTTGGAATGATGTATCAACTGATGTAATTTTTACTTTAAATGAAAGAACTCAAACACCACAAGGTCTTCCCTATTATAGTGGAAGACTGAGAGGTAATGTTATTGCAGATGGTTCTGGCACAGGTTCAAAACCTTTGTATTTTGGACCTAGAAAATTAGGTAGAGGTCATTTAAGAAGTCACAAACATGGTGGAAGAACACTTCCTTCAATTAATCCATCTCCAGCAACTAGACCAGGAGACGGTGTTATTCCATGGAGTAATATTTCATTTGACTTTGGACTAGCAGTTAAGGACGAATCACCAGGACCCCAGGGTGACGAACTATTTGTATCATTTAGCACTACTGGATTTGAACGTGGAAAGAATGGTTTTGGTTCAGGAAGACAAGGCAGAACGGTTGCTGGTGTTAATGCAGAAAATCCACCTGTTAACTTTACACCAAGAAATGTAATTTGGAATCCAATTAAAACTGCAATTACAGAACCAAGTAATGTTAGATCTATCAATGGTTCAACGGTCAATGCACTTTCTGGTGGTATTTCTGGGTATTCTGGAAACGGTGAAGCAAGACCAGTTAAATATGGTATAGGTGGACAAGACGTAACGCTTCCTATTGGATATACAGATTTTTATCCAGATTCAAGTTCAGCAGTTGTTTATGGAACATTGAATAGCAATCCTGGATGGGAGTTTACAAGAACAACAGCATCTGTTGGTATGAGTGATGTTATTAGGACACACACTCATGATGAATTTGATGTTACATTTGAACTTTCTGGATTGAGACCTAATACAACAATTAATGTCAATGTAACTGCCCCTGCATCAAATTTGAATCTAGATAATACAAGAAATCAGGGTGTATTGCAGGTCAACTTCAATACAACTCAACCTGGAGTTACTACACTTTATCTCATAAGAGCTTACTAAAATGCCAATCACAGGAAATACCAATAATTATACTCAAATTAAGGGTAAGTTTGGTGGATGTGTGGGATCCATTCAAGTTCATGCGACTCCATATGTCACTGGATCCAACGATCCTAATACTGAACAATTTAGAGAAAACCTTCCTGCTGGATACTTAAAGTGTGATGGATCTATTCAAAATAAGAGTGAATATTATGCTCTTGGAGACATATTAGGAGTTGGTGAGCAAAGTAAGTTTAGAAAAGAAAATGTAACTCTTAGAGAAGAAGACGTTACTACAGGTGAGCTGGGACAATTTCAACTTCCAGACTTAGGATCAAAAGTATTAATTCCAAGTAGATCTGTTGGTCAGTATACCAATGATCTTGTAGAATCCACAGGTGCCAATAGAGTTGGACCAGAAATTGAAGTTTTTAGTAATGAGGGAACTCAACTTAGATGTGATTTTGTGGGTAACTTTGTAGGGAATCCAATTCAAACAAATTACGATTTTAATTCAAACCCCAAGTATAGTTTTGAAGCTATTTCTACTGAAGCAACTTTGGATATTGAAAATTTCCAAGGTCATGCTCATAATGTAACTGGAAAAGGTGTTTTGAATTACACAACACAACACGCAGTTGGTGGAGATGGTAAAGATGGTGGCAACTTTAGTGGTAACTCTGGTTCTGGAAACGTCTTAGAAGTTAGTGAAATTAATACTTCTGTTCTATCAACACATAGTCATAAAATTACAAAACCAGCATCATATACACATAATTTCCAATATCAACATAGCACATTTGATATTCCTGCTGATGGTGTATATACCACTCTAAATATTGATATTAATGATCTAACAAAACTCGATGCAGTCGCAACGCCGTTTATCATCGTAACCTATATTATCAAGTTCTAGTATGCCTACCAATACTTATCAACCAGGAACTCATACCTTAGATCTTCCTGCAAGTGCATATAATATTTCTATATATGTCAGGGGCGGCAGAGGTGGTCGTGGAGGAACTGATGCTGCTGCTCAGGGTGGAGCAGGTGGTTTAACAACAGGACAAAATTTTACTGTAAACCAAAACTATCAAGCACGAAGATTTACTCTTTATGTTGGCAATAATGGTGGAAATGGTGTAAATAGTGCTCCTAATGCTACTGGAGGTTCTGGTGGTAGTGGAGTCACAACAGGTGGTCGTGGTGGTAATGCTGGCGATCCTCCCTATTCTGGTGGCGGCGGCGGAGGCGGAGGTGCCTCTGGAGTTGCTATTGATGGGGTTTTAGTTATTTGTATGGGAGGATCTGGTGGTGGAGGCGGCGCTTCCAACAACAGAGGTGGTGGAAATGGTGGTGCCCCATCAACACTTGCTGGAGCATCTGCTACTGTTACCCCGACTAACGGTGGCGGTGGTGGAGACCCAGGTGGCACCGATGGCGGAGGCGGCGGAGGCGGCGGCGCTGGAGATAATGGAGGTGGCGGTGGCGGTGGAGGCACCGATAACTCTGGAGGTGGAGGCGGTGGTGGCCGCGGCGGATCAACATATAGATCTGATTATGTAGCAGCAGGATCATCTCAAACTAATGTATCTACTTCTGATGGTTCTATTGTTGTTTCTTGGGAAAATGCTCCCCCTCCAACTGTTACTATTTCTCTTAATAGATCATCTATTATTGCAGGTGAAACAGCACAGTTATCATGGACTGTAAGCGGATTTTATGATACTATTACTGTAACTGGAGTTAGTAATCCTGGTGCTAGTGGAACAGTAAATGTAAGTCCTAATTCTTCTACTACCTATACAGTTACTGCATCTGGACCATCAGGAACATCTAGTCAATCAGTAACACTTACAGTTTATCAACCAGTTGTTACTAATTTGATAGCAAGTCCAAATCCTGTTGTTAGAGGATCCAATGTCACTTTATCATGGAGTGTGAGTGGAGATGCTAACCAAGCATCAATTGATCAAGGTATTGGACCAGTGTTATTTAATAGTAGCACTACCATTAATCCTTCCTTGACAACTGCATATACTTTAAGTGCAAGTGGTCCAGGTGGATCTGATAGTGATACTGTAAATGTAGTTGTTTACCAACCAGTGGAACTTACAGTAAACTTCCCTGGCACATATGATTACGGTATTGATCGATCTATGTCTGTCACTACTAGATATGCATCTAGTTCTGTTAAGATAGATTTAACCTATAATTATTTTGGTGGAACTACAGATACAGCAACTATCATTCTGAATCCAAATACAAGTTCTGAGTCTGGTAATGCAACGACTCAAACAGTTACGCCAGCAATTCCTTGGAACGGATTTGGTCCTGAAACGATTGATATTTTAGTTACAGCAGAAGGATTGGGTGGTGCTAAAACAGCACTGCAAACAGAAACAGTTAATATCGATAGACTGCCAGATAATATTAACATTCCTGACCAATTAGAACAAATACCATCAGCTGATCCTGTTGTTTCTCCTGATGAGGATACTGTCCTAAGTGATCCAATTGAAATTACTGATATTGATGTTCCTGTAGAGATACGCGCAAGCAGACCAATTCAGGTTCGATTTGATGATGATGATCCTACTCTAGAATCTAGTTGGGAATCTTTAAGGAGTCTACTATAATGCCATCAACTACTGATTTTTTAAGTTCTGGTAATTTTACTGTTCCAGATGATTTATATTCTATGACCATTTATGCCTATGGCGGAGGTGGTGGTGGAGAGCATGTTGCTAATAATGGAGGTGTCTATGCAGGAACAAATGGCGGAGATAGTAGTTTTTTAGGTATAGTTGCTGGTGGCGGTAGAGGTGGTGGAAGAAATGCTAATGGATCGACCACTAAAAATGCTCAAGGTGTAGGTGGTGCAGCATCTGATTCATCAAACTTGCAATTTTATGGCGCTACTGTATCTCTTGCCAATGGAAATGATGGTCAAGTTCCGAGCGCGAGTGTTAACAGTCCCAAAGGTGGAAATGGTGCCAGCATTGGAAGTTTTTCTGGAGGAAAGGGAGGAGATGGATCTAACAATCAAGTAACATTTTATGATAACATGTATCATGTGTTTAATGATTCTTCAAACGTAACTTTAGTTCAAAGTAGTTCACCTGATGTAAACATTACTGTCGAAAATCAAAATGTAGAAGGTGGTGTTCCATGTGGAACGTATTTTTTTAATAAAAGATACAGAATTAATTTCATTTATCCATATGATAATGCAAATTATAATTTTACGATGAATGGTTTTTGTCAGCAAGCGGGTGGTGGATCTACAAATGGTCCATTTTATTATGCTGGATTTACTGACAAAAGTAGTAGTTCAATTAGAGTCTATTTTTGTAGACAATCTAATAATACGTTTATCCGATGTTTTAACTTCACGACATCTGGCACAAAAGCTTCTCACAGAGGATCTGGAGGAGGTGGAGGTGCTGCTGCTTATGCTTTTATCGATAGGGCAACATTTTTATCACAACAAACATATTCTTTGGGAAACTCTTATGCAGTTTCTGTAGGATCTGCTGGAGTAAAAGGATCTGCGGCACCCAATCCTTTTGGGCAAAATGTTCAATATAGCAGAGCAACTGATGGTGGAGCAGGTAGAGTTCAAATCTATATGATTCTTGAGGCACGAGCAGATATTAAAGCAAATGGTGTTGATGGACCTATCTCTGTTCTTAAAGGAACTCAAGTTAATCTTCAGTGGACAATTAGTGGTGACGCCGATGATGGAACATATTTGACACAGGATGGAACTCAAATTGGTCAAGTAAATAACTCTGGATCTCAATTAGTAACTCCAACTACAAGCACAGTATATGGTGTTAATACTTCTGGATTAGGAGGAAGTGCTTCAGATTCAGTTACTATTATTGTTTATCAACCACCAGAAGCGTCCGCTTCTTTCCCATCTGAAGTGGAATATGGAGAAGCATTTGATGTAACTGTTACTACAAGATATACAAATATATCAGTAGTTCTACAGTTAGAATTGATTTATGAAGATGGAAGACTTGAAAATCAGACATTTGATCTCACTAATAATGTGAGTGGTGATGCTGCTAATGGTCCTGCATTGGTGTTTACATATCAACCAGCAGTAAACTGGGATCTATTCGGACCTGTAACTATTAATGCATCAGTTGTTGCAAATGGTGATGGAGGAGAAGTTACAACAGACCCTGTAGAAATTAGTGTAAATATAGATAGATTACCTGACTTATTAAATATTCCTGAAAGACTGGAACAACTCCCATCAACAGATCCTGTTGTTTCTCCTGATGAAGATACTGTTTTAAGTGATCCCATTCAAATCACTGGTATTAATATTCCAGTTAAAATTAGAGCAGGTAGACCAATTCAGGTTCGATTTGATGATGATGATCCTACTAACGAATCTAATTGGAAATCTGTAGAGCAACTATAAGCTATGGCAAGAGTTAAGTGTGTCACTGTTATCGACGAGGCAGATGCTCCTTCTCAGGCGTATCAGGATCAACAGTGGGCAACTTTTAAAGCTGACTATCCAGAAAGAGAATTTTGGTTATTAGCGCCGAGACCAGCATATACAACTCAAATGCGATTGCCAACTTTGTGGCCATCGGATCCTCTTGCTTTTGGTGATATTACTGTCACAAGAGACAATGGTAGTGTAGCAAATAGGTCTGACTGGTTTGCTATTTGTAGATTTGATGAATTACCTCCAGGTGCAGTTTGTTCTGTTGCTATTGATACATCTGGTAGCATGAGACTATCAACAGTTCAAGCATCTTATGATTATTTTATTCAAAGATGTGCTGCAGCTCAACTTACAGTTGTTTTTGATACAAGATTTCCAAGTGAAAGGTGGATTGACCCTCACTTGCAACCTATTGCTCCTAGTGTTACTATTTTTGCAAATCCTTCTTCATATCAGCTGGGATCTGCTAATGCAGAATCTGTAATATCATGGGACGTTTTTGGAGATTTTACATCTGCAACAATTACTGCAACACAGGGAGGACAACCTGCTCCAAATGAAGACATTGGAGAAGTTGCTGGACCAGGATCTACTACCGTATCACCAACTCAAACTACAACATACACAATTACTGCAGTAGGTCCTGCTGGAAATAATAGTAGAGAAACTACTCTTACTGTTGAAATTCCTGATCCACCAACAGTATCATTCACGGTAGATCCACAAAGTTATATTAATCCAGGGTCTGCTACTTTAGAATGGTCAGTGTCTGGTGTTTTAGTCGATGATATATCTATCGATCAGGGTATTGGCACAGTTGGTGCAACTGGAAATGCTGTTGTTCAACCAACTTTTTCTACAATTTACACAATAAGTGCAACAAATCCTGGTGGAACAACTACAAAATCTGTAACTGTTACTGTATATCAACCAGTTGGAGTAAATATTTTTGCGTCACCAAATCCAATTTCTGTAGGACAGATCTCTACATTATCCTGGGATGTAAGTGGAGACGCAGACACTGCTAGCATCGATCAAGGAATTGGAGAAGTTCTTTTTAATAGCACAACTCAAGTATCTCCATCAACTTCAACAACTTATACACTCACAGCATCTGGTCCTGGTGGATCAGATTCTCAAGCTGTAACAGTGGCAGTTTGTCAGACTCCAGAGTTAACTGCAAGTTTTCCAACTCAAATACAGTTTGGATTAGATTTTACGGCAGATATCGTGTATAGATATGCTTCTGGAGGAGTTGTCATTGACATCGAATATCAAAGTGCTTATGGTGTATTAGACACAGAACAAAGAACAATTGAAGGAACAGATTCTGATGACAGCGGAACATCTATCACCGAAGTCTTTAACAGTGCGATTCCATGGGACATTACTGGAGATGATGCTGGTCCTGCTCTCATCACATATACAATAAGAGCATTGCAGTCTACTCCATGTTCTGGGGAAACAGTCGTTGGACCTTTTACATCTACAGTTGTAATTGATAAATTAGCAGATAATATTAATATTCCAGATTCTTTAAATCAACTTCCAGCAGCAGACCCTGTTGTTTCTCCTGATGAAGATACTGTCTTAAGTGATCCAATTGAAATCACTGATATTGATATTAACGTTGAGATTAAGTCAGATAAACCAATTCAAGTTAGATTTGATGAGGCAGATCCTAACATTGAATCCAGTTGGAAATCTCTCAGACAAATAACCTAAATACCTAATAACGGCGAAACTATGATATAATCAGATGCCAGTCTATAATTTTAGCACTACTCCATTATACGTTGCTGAAGGACAAACAGTTCAGTTCCGCTATGAAGCACCTGACACGTTTGATACTTTAGAGCAGGTCGAAATTCAGATCGGTGAGCTCACTGTATTTTGGATTATTGAGACTAGAAAAGAAGACTTTGCCCCTGATCCATTTGATCTGCAGGATATTAATCCAGCAGAAATTGATGTAGTTTATTCATATGCTGAGACCCAAGAAGGACCTGATGCTGCTCCCTTTGGGGGAGGTTCATCCTTCAATCCATTAAGAACTGGCGAAGAAATAATTACAATTAGTGGTTTGTCTGATGGAACTCAGGCACCTATTACTATTTCATCTAATGTTCAAAATGCAGCAGATTATGCATATCGTATTCGCACAGATCCCGCTGCAGTTTGGGGTGCTTGGACAACTGGTGATAATAAACCTGCTGCTCAGCAATTTGTAAGTAACGGTGATCAAATTCAAGTAAGACTTAAGTCATCTGCAGCAGCTGCAGATGAAAAGAGGGTAACTGTTACTGTTGGAACAGGTGAAGAAGAGTGGAGAATTACTACTGGAGCACAACCAGTAAATGAACCAAATCCAGTTCCAGTATTTGATCCAATTAATGAGTTAGAGTTAAATACTCAGGTTTACAGTAATATTGTTCAGATTTTAGGACTGAATACAGATGCTCTAATTCAAATCGATCAAGGAGGAGAACTTAGAATTTCTTCCAGTAATGCTACAACTACTGAAGTTATTGGAACTGCAGAATATCAAGTATTAAGCAGTGGAACTGCATGGGCAGGTAGTGGAACTGTATCGAATGGAGACTATGTTCAATTAAGAGGAACTTCTTCTGTTGCATCAAATGCTGATAAGATTTTCTCTATTGATATTGGAGATGGTATTGGTATTTCTGCATGGAACACGAGAACTGGTAATGGTGTCAATACTATTCCTGATAACTTTATCTTCCAAGATTTAGTGGAAGTTGTTCCAGGAACTACAAATATTGCATCTACAGTATCATTTGGACCGACAGCACCACAAGATCCAAATGCTGCATTAATTCAAGGACTAACAGATGGTATTTCTGTTCCAGTTGTTTTAAGGGCAGCAGAAACTACAGCAATCAATCCAAGAATTAAAGTTAATGGTGGATCATCTGGAACATTCTCTAATGTGTCAGTTCAGAATGGTGATTATATTCAACTAATTGTCGATGCTGATCCTGATTTATCTGTAGCACCAACTACAGAGAGTGTTCAGGTTGCGATTAACGTAGGTGATAGAGTCATTACCGCATGGAGTGTAACAAACTGGTTCGGACCAGATGAAACCCCAGCATTTGTTCAACCAACAAATCTACAAAATCAAACTCCTGGTGGATTTGGAGTGTTGGGTCCAATTGGAATGACAGACTTTAACACTGCTATTACAATTTCTACAACTTCTCCTGTTGCATATGATAGTGGTGGTGCTGCAACAGGAGAGGCATTAGGATCAGAAGTTCTTATTTCTATTAATGGTGATGCAGCAGTTGCTGGTCCAAGAACTGCACAACCAGACAATACTGGTAATCCTGTCACTGTCACATTCTTTATTCCACAACCAGGAAATGCTGATGCAGATCCAGTAGAAGGTCTCTCTCATTATAGTGAGTTTGATATCTCATTGGGTTTAGCACCAACATTTACATTTAGATCATTTAACTATGCTGTAAAACCTGTTCCACCATCATATCAAGGTGTGTGGTATTCTAACAAGAATGAGTTCTTTGATGAAGCAGCATATGAGGCAGCAGGATCTCCTGTCGCAAATGCTTCGAGTTACTACAGAGCATCAAAACTTGATGGTTATTCAACAGGAACAGTTCTTCCTGTTACTAAAGAGAGTATCAATGGATATGGTGATCTTGAAGAAAGATTCCCAGGTTTCTTAGAGTGTGATGGAACAGCATATAATGCTGCAGATTATCCATTCTTATTTGATATTATTGGAACTCAATATGGATTCGATACTGCAGGTAGCGAGGGAGAATATAATGAAACGAATAAAGAATATACAGGAACATTTAGAGTTCCTGATTACAGAAACAGAAGACTTACTGGTGCTGGTATTGTAGATGGAAACAGAGGATCTTCTGCATTCTTAGAAGCAGATGTTGGTTCATATGAGATCCCAGGATCTACTGGTGGATGGTGGTATGTTTCTGATGTTGATGTTGCAGGTCCAGATCCACTGGAACAGGTTATTACAACACCAGGATCTAACACAGGAACAGAATCTATCTTCTTTGAGCTGGGAACACCAAAGACATTTGGAACTGAAACATTAGCAACTGAAGTTCCATTTAATGTTACTGGACAAGTAAATGCTACCATTGGACCTGTTAGTGAAAAAACTGTTCAGGTTCCAACACACGAACACTTTGTAATTACTGGTATTCCTGAAGATATTAGTGGTGATCCTGTAATTCCTTGGGATACCAGAGCATACTATGGCACACAGGGTAGTGGTTCAAGAGGACCATCATCTCAGGGTCCTGACGAACCAGCAGTAAGTAGAGTTAGCAGCTGGTGGAGAGGAATGGGTGCTTTAAATGCTGGTGTATTTGATCAAGAACTTGGTAGAACTTTTGGACCACCACAGCAGGTAGATGATTACTTACCATTAGGACCTGAAGGTGCCAGCACAACTGCATCATTTGGAAACTATTGGTCATCGCCAGTCGGTCCAATCCAGAATTTGTCTCCTAGAGATTCATATTTCCAGGTAAATTCAGGATCTCCAACTGATGCTGCTGTTATTGACTCTAAAGAGGCACTAGTTAGAATTGATGAATATCAGAATCCAAATGAATTGCTATCCCACACTCACCTACTCGGAACTGATGTTGTTGGAGATCCAAACTTAGACTTCAGTTATGGCAATGCGAATAGTTTTGGTGGATTAAGAGCGGGTCTTCCCAATTTTAGTAATGTCATTACTGTGACGTTTAATCAATCTGATGTTGCAATTGAATTGAATGAAGCAGAGTTTAGTTGGAATAACTCAACGAGACCAATTCCAACTGTTGCTATGGATCCGAAACGCAAAGTTCCCGTTCTGGCACCATTCCACAAGATCAAATATATAATTAAGGCATACTGATTATTTTATGACAAGAGAAACTGTGCAACCATATCGTCCACTCGAATTGATGTTGGACGAGACAATGACTAGTGTTGAATTTACTGATTTTATTGGAGTCTGGGATAAATTTGTTCCAGGTTCTTTTTGTGACGAAATGATTGAATGGTTCGAAGCAATGACTTCACGAGGAACTTGTTCAATTAATATAGAAGAATTGGATGAAATGTTCCATGAGAATGATTTATCATATCAAGAATCTACTGGTGGTGCTGTTCGTGGAGAGGTTCAATACGGAAGCAATATGACAAGAAAAGATTCTTCAATTCTTGTCAACTATACAAATGACAGAATCACATATCAAATCAATCAATTTTTAAAATCTTGTTTGATGCATTATATTACTGAATTTGGTCAACTAAAGAATGTTCCAATGTTTTCCAGTGATATCAAAATGCAGAAGACAAAACCTGGCGGTGGTTATCATTCATGGCACTATGAAAATTCTTCGGCATCACATGCAGCAAGAGAACTTACGTGGATGATTTATTTGAATGATGTTAAACCTGAGAATGGTGGTGAGACAGAATTCATGTATCAGCATAGAAGATTTAATCCAACACGAGGAACTGTAATGATGTTCCCCTGCGGCATGACACATGTTCACAGAGGAAACACAGTTCTTGATGGAGATAAATATATTCTGACGGGATGGTATATCAAATCTGGAGCTTAGGATGACTCAAACACCTATGGTAAAAAGACCTGTTTTACAAATAGATCTTCTCAATGATTATATTTCAGTGGCACCCCCAGATGTTGCTGATGATCCCAATGAACCTGATTTTGCTCAGCTTGTTACAGTTCAGTTTACTCAAGAACTGAAAGATAAGTTCTTTGGTTTAATTGATTCTTTTTGGCATACAGATGATGATCGTTTAGAATTTTTCAGTTATTACACTGATGGTGCATACTTCTGTCAAAGACAGAGACAGAAGTATGATTTTGAGAGAGATTCTACCTATTGGCAAGAGTATCAGTTTACTGGTGGAACTGATGAGCAAGCGAAGAGAGTATATGAAATTGCTTTAGCAACTTTCTACGTTCAACAGAAAATTAAAACAATTCTCGCTACAGAGAAGATTTCTGCTATTGAGAAACAATATACTTTCTTCGAGAAAAAATATCTCAAGAGAAAGAGAGAAAAGAAATTACTGCTTGCATCTACAGACTGGAGAGTTCTTCCAGACATTCCAGATTCATATGAAGGTGAGAAAGATCGTTGGATTGCTTGGAGAGCGAAGATTAGAGAAGTTGGTGTTCCCGATCCAGAGAACTTCTCTACAGGACTAGATTTCTTGAAGTCTTTGTATGAAACAGTATATCCAATTGATCCAGAACTCTATCTTGATAAGTATCCAAATGGAATGCTTGAAGATGGTGTGACATCAGCACCAGCATTTATGGATGAGAATGATCCCGAACAATGGGTAAATTATGACGACGATGCATCAAAAGACTTTGTTGATGATCGTGTTATTAATGCATTAATCTATGCAAGAAGCAGAAGTAATGTGACCATTTCTGTAAAAAGAGAAATTCGTGATATAATTAGACTGATGAAAGGAGAAGAAATCCATCCAGATTTCGATAGTAGTTTGTTTGTGTCGGAAGATTGATATGATTTATGAAATAGATTTTCTCACTTCTGATGAAGTGAGGCGAATTAATGAACAATATGATAAAACTACCACATGGAAAGATGGTGTGGTATCGATTGGTGAGAATGTTGTTGATCCTAACTTTAAAGTATCCAAACAGTTAGATCCACATGGTGTGCAGTATCGATACTGTATGGATGTAATACAAAAGAAACTTAGAAGTAACAAAGATATTGCATCTGTGTTCTTGTTGGATGATTTAACACCACCACTTATGACACAATATGATACGGGTGGATTTTATAAAAGACATGTAGATTCTATTGATATTCAAAATTTAAGAACAGATCATAGTATTACTGTGTTCTTGAATGATCCTGATGATTATGAAGGTGGTGAACTTTCTATTCAACTCGGTGATACTTGGCATCATTTTAAATTGAAAGCAGGTAAAGCATTAGTTTATCCAACTGGTGTTATTCATGAAATCAGACAAGTGACATCTGGTCACAGAAGAGTTGCACTGATGTGGGCAAAGAGTATGGTTGATGATGCATTCATACGTTATGAACTTATCAACTTTGCAAGAGGAATACAAAATATTCTTCCTTTCATGCATGAAAAAGAAGAAGATGCGACTAAGATTCAAGATCTTATTGTCCCTTTCGAGCAAGTTAGATCAAATATTCTGAGAGTCTATGGAAATCTTTCATGATGTATTCCCACAATATGACTGTGAGGAAATTCAAAGACGTTTAGCACAACCTAAGTGGAGATATGGTCATGGTTCCCGTGAGGATGGAACTGGAATTCCTTTTTGGATCATGGAATTTGATGACGATAAGTTCTTTACAGAATATCTCCTAAATATCATCAGGGATTTAGTTGATGATCCTGGTTTGAGACTGGAACATGTTTATGCAAATGGACATGTATTTGGTGATAAAGGTATGCCACATGTTGATTCTTATGATGATGACGGCAGAACCTTCTTATATTATGCAAATCCGAAGTGGAATCCTCTTTGGGGAGGCAAGACTTGCTTCAACAATGATGACGGCACGTATTCTTATGTGATGCCAGGTAGAAATAAAGCAGTTTATTTTCCTGGTAAAGTCGAACATTATGCCGAAGAGGTATCCAGAACATTTGCTGGACTTAGAACAACTATTGCTTGGAAATTAAATGGAGCTCAATACTAACTACGAAGCATATTACTTTGAAGATCTTATTGGGAAGTATGCTCTCTCAAAGCAGA